AAAACATCAAAAGCATCTACAACAGGGGTGTCACGTATGGTGAAGAAGAATGTGCCATGACAAGAGAAATAGACCCACCTGAGATGGCCAGGATCCTTCAGGAATTCGGAGGAGATTTTGGCAGACAACTCGGAAATATGATGAATTACGAGCCAATCAACATTATCAGGGAACTGGGATTAAATCGAGTTATGGACGTTCCGGTGTATACGAAGGTCGCTGAATTGGTCATCAATGACAACAAAATGGACATAGCGAGTCACATATCGTCTTCGGGGACCTACACTACACAACTGAAGACCAGAATCAAGTATTGCATATCAAAGATAGAGGATCCCGCGGGAAACTCTGTCTTGACCCGACTGAAGACATATGATCCGTACCAGTACGATTGCACTATTGGGTACATAATGAACAGAATGTTTTTCAGTGACTATTTCATCAACCTAACGAATCCCAAGAAGGATGTATCTATATCAAAGACGGTTTTTCAAGAACTGGCTGCTACTCTGATGCCCCTGAGTACTGTGGCCTCTACCGTGTTACGGGGATTACCGTAACTACGAATCTACCATTTGAAAGGAATGGAAGATTCAAGATAGTCGCGGGGCACAAATATTTCACCAAGAGCGGAGAACTCAACTTCCCTCCTGATCCGGATCCAGCTTTCAAAGACGGATATTACCTGACCAGGATGGGTTTTTGCGTAGACTCCAATCTTGTCATTCACACCAACAACAATCAGAACAGAAACTTAGGGGCTAGACGATTGTTGAACGCGAGAGCGGTCGAGAGACCTGGTTTTGACTCGTGGTTAACGGCACGGCAGGAATTCGTATGTTCTCAACTCAGTTTCATCACAGCTTGTGGGAAATTGGGTGAAATGTACGAACCATACTTCCAGGAGTATGCAGGATGTTTAGAAGAAGCCGAAAACCACCATGCCGATGCACACAAGAAACAAAAACTCCGAATCAATGCGTGGAAGAAAATCACGGAAGACGGAGAACAATTCGAGGACGTGTGGGTCAGAAATCAGGAGGCCAAATTGAAATATGAGAAAGCAAAACACAAGAAGTATGCGAGGGTCTACATTAATATGGGCGATGCATCATCACTTCAAGGGTTTATACTCATGATGTTGATGAAACAAGCACAAAATAGCGAGCCATGGCATGTTAATGGAGGGACCATCGAATTCTGCAAAACACCATCAACAAAAGCACTGCGAGAGACCTTCAAGAACCTCATTGAACCTGAAAATCGGTTTCATGCCACAGTATTCTCTGACGATAGTTGCCTGTCCATTCGGATGGGTGGAACTGTGAAAAGATACAATTTAGATATCTCCAGTTGTGATTCTTCTCATGGAGATGCCATTTTCCAAGCCTTCCTGCTTCTGTTTCCATTGAGATGGAGGGGGGAAGTATTGAATTTATTGAAACAAACATTACAGAAGATGATTTTCCGGTCAGTCGATGGAAGAGTCAAGGTGGCAATGGAACCAACCGGATTCATTTTGCCATCTGGATCGGTGATAACTACTGCACTGAACACATTTGTAGTTTTCATGATCATTTGGTACATCACAAGAGAGAATATAAGAAATGAGAAAGACATTGAAGAG